CCCCCATCCACGTCCTGCCATTCCTGGCCAGGGCGTGGAAACCCGTACGACTCCCATTGGGAAGTCGCACGTCGCTTTTTGCGGTAGCTTACGGTACCATACCTGGTACCGATACGACCCGCATTAATCGACCCCTGCAAGAACGCGAGCAACAACCCGTCAGGGTTGAAGACGCGTGACTTATTTCGTCTAGGAACGACAAACAGGTCGTCTTCTACACGGATGTACGGAAGCCTCGGGATCATACAAAAGTACTTAGTACCTTGTGTGGCCCGATCGACCGCGCATAAATTCCGCGCATAGGACAACGGAGTTCGGATTCCCGAATCGATGTTCTCATGGTACGGTATCGGCAGCATTGGAACGGAATCCAATAGTCGGCCGACAAGCCGCGGGCACGAGATCCCTGTTCTTGTCGAGAACAGGATAAGTTGGTTGATTGCAGAGTAGCGCTCGGTCACGGACGACAACTCCTTTAGATAGACACCGCGAATATTGGTGCCTAAATAGAAGTCAGCGCCGCAACTCTCGCGGAACGGACCTTTGACAAAGGTCTTATCACTATTAACCGTAAACCCTAGGAGGCCTAGTAAAGCAACGACATCCTGAGCACAACGCTCAGGACAGATTATGTCATCACCAAAGACTCCCCAGAGATTGCTCGCAGGCGTACCTTCGTACGCCCGTTCACCCTTAAGAGGGTCGAATTTGCGAGATTTAACGGGCCGTCCACGATCTGCGGGTATTCCCCGCCATCGCATAACGGCAGTGACGACACATGAGAATAGCATGGTTTGCAATGGGAACGTAAAACCGTTTCCCATCGTCGACACCATGTGTAGCTTATGCGTCCCCGATCCTGGGACCTCGACGTAACCACACCTAAGCAACTCTAACCAACGGAGGAAATCCGCGGGCAAGAACTGCCTCAGCATGTTCATCGAGATTGAATCCGAGGCCGACGAAAGGTCAATAGTGACCAAGCCGTCGGTAATGGAACCAAGTCGGGCAAGCTCTCTATTCTTAAACGGCTGATCGTCCAGGGCGATACCAAATCGCTCGTCGAGACGCCGTTCGAGGTGCC